GGTCTGTGGATAAGGTGACGACCCGAGCGCTATTGGTATGCGACCTTCAGGCACAGCCTGTCCACCGCTAAGCGTGCGTCCTTTTTTCCTGCCACCTGCAAGAGCCCTATTTGCAGCAGCCTGTTGCTGACTGTTTGCCTGCATAGTATTCATTGCACTCTCTCTCGGATTAGCGCCATTTAAGGCCACTGTCGTCTGCACTGGTACTCCAAGGGGAGTAGTTAAATTGCTCATTTAATATATACCTATATTTTTATCTTTCTCGGGTGTATTAGTTTAGAAATAAAATACTTAATATCCGTATAGGTATAATGGACGATAAGCAACGGTTGCAACTGTCTAATATGATCAAGGCAAATAATGTTGAAGATCAGACCGGATTAATCCGCAATTTACGACACAGTCAGATATTGCGTAACGAAATAAATAATATGATTGTTCTAAAGGCGAAGTACCGAGGTGACGACGAAAAAATCTACACGGAATGTGCAAGTGAGTGTAACTTTCTATTCACGTATTATACCGATATTTTCAACAAGGTAAGAAAGGATGAGATAGATATAAATATATTAAATCGCTTCTTGGATGTATTAAGAAAAATCGAGGATGGTGAAATGGACCAACACGAGGGTTCATTTGCGGTTGGCTCTCTTTTAAAGGAATTGTATGTAGACAGCGCACTAAAAAAGGCGGAGAAATTGGACGCAAACTCTGAAAAGGCACCCGAACCCAAGCAGGCAGAAGTGAACATCTCATGGAAGCAATTTAAGCGAATGAATAAGTAAGGTGGTAAGAAAAAACAAATGAAAACGACATAAACCTATTTCTATATATTTTAAATATATTTATGCCAAAAAATTATTCAGCCACATCTACAACACTCGTCATTGTGGAGTCGCCCGCAAAATGTAAGAAAATAGAAGAGTATTTAGGTCCCGGATATAAGTGTCTTGCAACATACGGCCATTTACGGGAGCTGCCATCCCTTAAGAATATTGACATTGAACATGATTTCGCGCCCACATATACCATTATTGACAATGCAATTAAGAAAAAACAAATAGAAGTCTTGAGAAAGGAGATCAAATCAGCTCGCGAGGTTATACTTGGACTGGACGGGGATAGAGAGGGCGAGAAAATCGCATATTGTACCGCACAAATTTTCAAATTAGACGTGAATAAAACAAAACGTATTACGTTTAACGAAATTACAGAGGCATCTATACAACACGCAATTAGGAACCCGCGGACCATAAATATGGACATTGTATATGCTCAACAGGCTCGCCAAATATTGGACATACTTGTGGGATTCAAGGTGTCACCTATGTTGTGGAAGTTTATAACCGGACCAAAGGGCAAGGATAAATCGCTTAGTGCCGGTAGATGTCAGACCCCTGCGCTGCGGCTCATTTACGACAATGAACAAGACATTAAGACGGCGGAAGAAAAAAAGGTCTATAACGTAACGGGCTACTTTACCAATTCTAATTTGCCGTTTGACCTGACACCACAGGGGAAATACGAGACGGAGGACGACATTACAGACTTTCTCTCTGGCACTTCGGAATTCTCTCATGTCTACAGCTGTTCCGCGCCAACAAAGGTGTCGAAATCACAACCAGAGCCATTTACTACATCGCGCCTGCAACAGGTGGCCAGTAATGAGCTTCATTATGCGCCGAAAGAAACCATGCGAATTTGCCAGCTACTGTATGAAGGGGGATATATCACCTATATGCGCACAGATTCAAAGACATATAGCGGAGTGTTTGTTGACGAAGTTAAAACGTACATCAAACGCACATATGCGGATGGAGAAAAATATATCAATGCGAATATTGACTGCATGATAACCGGGTCGGTTAAGGAACCTGTTGGAAAAACAAAATTAAAATCTAAATCAAGCAACCCAGACAAGCCCCCGCCACAGGAGGCGCACGAGGCAATCAGGCCCACCCATATTTCTCTCTGTGAGCTTCCAGAAACAATGGATTCCAAGGAGAGAAGGCTGTATAAGCTCATCTGGGAGAACACGTTAGAGAGCTGTATGGCACCGGCATCGTTTTATTCAATCACCGCGACCATTTCCGCCTTTCATGACAACCGATTCGTTCACACGAGCGAGTTGATTGATTTCCCTGGCTGGAAAATAGTGGCAAAAAAGTATCCGGTTGAAAATAAGGACTACCATTATTTGCGGCAAATTAAACCAAATGCACCAATCCAATATAAAAAGGTGTGTGCAAAGGTCACGATCAAGGGGTCAAAACAACATTACACCGAGGCCCGATTGGTTCATCTCTTGGAGGAGAAAGGTATCGGCCGCCCATCTACATTCTCTTCTCTCGTTGATAAAATCCAAGAACGAGGGTATGTCAAGAAGGAGGACATAAAGGGTCGCGAACTCCTCTGCAAGGACTACGAGTTGGAGGGCGAAGATATTTTTGAAGTTGAAAATAAGAGAGAGTTTGGAAATGAAAAGGGCAAACTGGTCATTCAACCGATGGGAGTAATTGTCATGGAATTTCTGGAGAAACATTTCAATGAATTGTTCGATTATAATTACACCTGTATTATGGAGGATTCTCTCGATAAGATTGCCAAGGGAGATGCGCAGTGGGTTGACTTGTGCAAGAGCTGTAACGCGCAGATAGATACCTTGGTGGATGGGTTGCGAGATGAAACAAAATTTGAAATTAAATTGGACGAAAATAATACGTACGTGGTCGGCAAATATGGCCCGGTGATTAAATGCGTCGAAGAGGTTGACGGTAAGGAGGAAATAACATTCAAAGCCGTTAAAAAGGACATTGACGTGAATAGCCTGGAAACGGGTAGTTTTACGGTAGAAGACTTGGTTGATGCAAAAAAATCGGCAAAAAGCCAGTTTATTTTAGGACAGCATAACGGTCATGATGTTATTTTACGCAGTGGTAAATTTGGTCTGTATATTTCATGGGGTGAAAACTCCAAAACGTTAAAGGAATTGGGGAACCGCCCAATAGAGAATATTACGTTTGATGAAGTGAAGAAGTATCTTGACGAAGGCAGCAATATGATAAGAGAGATTAGCGCAAGTCTCTCCATAAGACGGGGACCCAAGGGCGATTATATATTCCACAAGACCCCGCGTATGAAGAAGCCCGGGTTCTATGATATAAAGTCCTTTGCGTCCGATACGCGTGAAGACTATAAAATGTGCGATGTGGTCATTTTAAAGTCGTGGATATCAGAAAAACACGGAATTACCGCGTAAGTAAAAAATATTATTATTATTATTATTAATAATATTATTATTATTAATATTATTATTAATATTATTATTATTATTTAATAAAGTCGCGGTGGGTGTTTTACGGTATTCGAATTTCTCAGGATTTGTGGCAACTGCAAAACAAACTCAATATTAAACGAATAGTTAAATACGCCGAAGTTTACGATCTGGCCGTCATGGTACCTTAGTTTGATTTTGAGCTTTCTCATTCTCTCTGCAGGAGGGTAATAAAACTTGTAAGGGAGCGACTCTTTGTCAAACCATTGAGCAAGAGGAGTTGTTGGCACAGGTATTTTCGCAAAAGAGGAGTTTGCAATACCATTCGTTTCATTTGTTTTTGCGGTAAATTCACTTAAATTGTACGGCGCGGTTTCGTCAATACAATTTTGCCCCTCTATTTCCATGTATATGAATGCCGGGCCCATTAAATTAATTTTATATGCGCACTCTGCCCAGTTGACAGTTGAGCCTACTAATTGGGGATCCGGTATAAGCCAATACCCGTTATCGCCAGGGAACACATCTCCGTAATAAAACCTTGGTGCTAAAACGCCGCTGGGGTCACTAATTGACGCCACGTTATATCGCGGCAGGCCTACATTTCCAGGCAAGCCCCACTCGCTGTAATTCGGGAGACGACTTCTGGTGGCACATGAAACACCATTTGCTCCCTTATCTGTCGTAAATTGGGTCTCATTTGTTAGTACAAACCCGTCGCAAATATTACCGAACCAGATCTTCTGCTCAACCGTGTTATAAACAATAACAAACCGAGTGTATCCGCCGGCAGCAGATAGGGCGGCCAGTGCGGCAATATACTCCTGCTGCAATTGTGCATTTATTACTGGGTCTGCTGGATCCAACGAGGTGCTAACCGATTGCGCGGTCAAATAAGCGGTTAGCGGCGCTGTAACGGCAGCATTAAACCGATTTGTTAATTCGGTGGCCATTTGCTGAGGATTGTAAAAACCGTCAGAAATCTGGATGGAGTAACTCGTCGTTTGGTTGAGGTATAAGTATTCAAATGTCTTCTGTGCGAGCACGCCGGCCGAGAATCCGCTAACCAAATTTGGATTATATGGATTATTAATGGTAAATGTCATGGTTACATTCTCGTTGTAAACAGAAAACGTATTGTAATTAGATGGAAATGACCAGTCGGCCAATCGTAGTGCGACTATGTTTAGCATATCTTGCGGCATTTCAATTTCAAATTCAGACGAGGATGGGTATTTAACCATATCTCTATCTTCGGAATGAATGGATACGTATTTTCTGTAATATATATACTCCTGGGAATTCGGGATTAATGGGTGGTTAGTATTTGTGTTAAAAACCGGTTCATTAAAAGATGGTATCTGTCCTCGATTGTTAAATGGTCCTGACATATTTAATATAATATATTATTAATTTTTATATAATAATACATTAATTTATTAAAAAAACAATCGGTTTATATAGTATATGTCATTAATCGGAACAGTTGCTAATTATGGTGGAAAACAACCGAGTAATACGCAAGATATAAAACAATTTGTTGTAGGCGCTGGTGGTAGTTACGTTGTATGGATCTATAAGAAGTTGCCAACAGGGCTACAGGTAATCACGCCGGCTGATACTAAGAAACCAGTTTATCTTAATAACGACTTATATGTCAACGGTTCTATTTATAATACTTCTGACGCTATTTTGAAGGAGAATGTTGTAGTATTGTCGGAACGCCGCAAGACAAACCTGTTATACTTAAAGCCGGTGGAGTATTCTTTTAAGGCCGACAGCACACACCAGTTGCATTATGGTTTTATAGCTCAGGATGTAGAAAAATTATATCCGGAATTGGTCAAAACAAGTGCGCTCGGGTATAAGACCGTAAATTATGTTGAGTTTATTCCGATATTAATATCAAAGATGCAGGACATGCAGCGTGAAATAGACGAGTTGAAGGCCAAGTAACATGATAGTAAATAAAGTAAAATAAAATAATATACGACTATTATTTTATTTGGCTAATTGGGCGTAAAATATTATCACACAATAATATAAATGGGTACAACCGAAATGCTGACATATGTATATCAAGGTCTCCTTTTTGCAGGAGCCGTCGCAATTCTTGTAGGATGGTTGGCGTCGGGGCGCACCTCTGTAACCTCCTATATTGTAGGATATTCTACATTGAGCCTGAGTATTCTATTGGCCACCACACTGGTACTCTATCTGCAATCGGGTCGGACCCTCACTACATGGGAACGTATGATTGCAATCTTAACATCAACCGGTCCGTTTATATTAATGTTAGCAATAACGATAATCATGATAGTATTGTTGGGAACGTACGGCAAGTTCATAGTTGATAACCATGTAGGCAATGGATATTATAGCCGCGCAACATATATTGTAGCCGTTTTGGGTTTTATGCTTACAATTGCTGCAAAAGCCTTGTCATCAGACGAGTTCGCAATTACAAAACAAATCCCTCGTTCGTCGTCATGGATTCTCTATATACTTAGCGCATTCGCCGCAATCATGGTATACCAAGCATATGTAATACTCAAATACTTTAGAACCGACGGGTTTGCAGGCATTAATTAACTGCAATAAACTTGTACGTTAGACCATATTCGTACTGGGTCTCCCAGATTCCGGATATTTTGAGAACAAATGAGCAGGCTGCGCGGCTCCCAACATCGGTAAAAATTTTCAGGGTTCCATTTTTTAGCTGTTCAAAGATTTTATACTGTGCGGTCTTGTTTCCAATGTTTATTTTTTTGAGTAGTTCTTCTTCAATAACTCGAACCCGCTCGATAATATCCTTGTGTCTCGCAACATTGAAACCACATCTATATTTCGTATAGTACTTTTCACACACGACATCGTTTAGTGGAACGAGTAAGTAAACCCCATTTAATACAAAATTGCCGGTAGAATAAATAATTCGTATAAAATTGCCGTCATTCATAACATTATTTTTTATAGGATCGCAAAAAAATGCATTATTATCATCATATTGGTCAAGTGATTTAACAATATTCATTGTAACTAATATATAAAATGCTTTGTTTTTAAGTCAATATACTTTACACGATTGTAAAGTAGATGGACAGTGCGTCATTATATTTTGGTATCAAATGCATCATTTCAAATCTTTGAGGGTATATATATTGGTTTATAATTCAAATAAAGAATATGTACTATACAATAGTAGTATTGTGAATGAAGTATTATGAAACTCACTTTGAAGAATATCTGACTGAAAATAGCCGCGTAAACTTGCACCCAAAACTTGACAAACTGTATGCGAAATTCCCAAAAACGCTTCCCGAGCTTAAAAACCTTATTTTTTTTGGCCCAAGTGGAATAGGAAAATACACACAAATGCTCAAGTCCATCCGTCGGTATAGCCCGTCAGATTTAAAATACGAGAAAAAAATAAGCGTAACGTTTAATAAGCAGCAGTATTTTTTCAAGATTAGTGATATCCATTATGAGGTAGACATGTCGCTCTTAGGATGTAATTCCAAGCTGTTCTGGCATGATATTTACCAGCAAATTATTGATATTATCTCCTCCAAGACGGACAAGTCTGGAATTATCGTGTGTAAATATTTTCATGATATCCACAGCGAGTTATTGGAGACCTTTTATAGTTATATGCAGCAAACCACGGACAAGTCAATCGATGTTAAGTTTATTCTCGTTACAGAGGAGCTTAGTTTTATACCCGATAACATACTAAATTGCTGCGAAATAATTAATATAAGTAGGCCCACTAAAACCGCTTATGTTAAATGTGTTAAAACCAAGTTGCCCACAAATTTTGTTGTTGAAAATATTACGAACATTAAGGGACTCCATCTGTATACTGAAGATCTGATGTTGCAGTATAAGATTATATGCAATAAAATAATTCACAAATTAGAGAACATTAACGAGCTGCAGTTTTTAAAGTTCCGTGATTTAATATACGACATATTTATTTACAACTTAGATATTACCGACTGTGTTTGGTATATTCTCTCTTCGCTTGTGAATGGAAACAAATTTACACCAGACAAGTTGTCTTGTGTACTGCTTAAGACTTATGGTTTCTTTAAATATTACAACAACAATTACCGCCCGATATACCACGTTGAAAACTATTTCTTATCCCTGGCAAAGTTAATACATAATTACTAACGTACAACCTACACAATGCCGACCTATTTGCTCCAGGGAAGTGTCATATAGCCAGACAGAATGGTCTTCGGCACTCTGTTCTGAAATTGATATCCTCGTAAATATAACGCCATCGGCGCGGGTATAGTATAATTCGCCTGTGCAACAAACCCAAAATTATTATAATCGTTGGAGATGCCTCTTCTGTAAAAAACGCGACTCGTATGAATAGCCATTATACATTAGGCCAATATAAAATAAATCACGCATTTAATACTTAAAGTTTATAATTCATAAAATGTAATGAATTATAAAGAAGCTTTTGAAATATTGGAAATCGACCTGTCTGTCATCAGCGTAAATGATATATCAGCTGACTATTTAAAAAAACAGTATCGTAAGCTCGCGCTCAAAAATCACCCAGATAAAAACAACAATACAGCAGAAGCTACCGCTAAGTTTCAACAAATACACGAAGCATATGAGTACCTACGGAGAGAATTTAAACATTTACCTGAGGACGACCATGAGGCCGCAGACGAGCCTATTTCTTCTCTCTATTTCGATATTCTAACAGGGTTTATGAAGACGATGTTTGCTGGAACATATGATGATATCCTCACAAAGATTGTCAATGATATAATTGTCGCTGGAAAGAAAATATCCTCCAGATTATTTGATGGCCTGGACAAGGAAACTGCCCTTAATGTGTATACCTTTCTCTCCAATAACAGATCGGTACTTCATTTAAGTCAGGAAATGTTAGACATTATCAGAGAGGTCGTGGTAAAAAAATACGACAACATTGAAGTGTATCGGCTAAACCCGAGTATATCAGATTTGATGAACAACAACTTATATAAATTATATGTAAATGATGCATTATATTTGGTGCCGCTCTGGTACAACGAGTCATATTTTGACGGTTCAGGGTGTGAAATAATGGTAATATGCGAACCCGAGCTTCCAAAGGGAATCACTATTGATGACGATAATAATATATATGTTGAAACCGTTATTTATGGATATCGCGACCTGGTTAGTCTCATATTAGAAGACGGGTCAATCCATGTGGATATAGGAGACAAAGAGTTCAAAATTCCAGTCGCGCAGTTGCACATGAAGCAAGAGCAATATTATAGAATAAAAAATGGGGGTATCTCTAAGATTAAAAAGGATATGTGCGACGTGGCCGAAAGGTCTGATATCATAGTGAAAATAAATATCGTATAAGCTGCAGGCTATAGGCTATAAGCTATAAGCTATAAGCATATATTGCCACCAATAAGCATTTTAATTTACAGCAGAAAATGTTGTAAATTAAAGAAAAAAGTTTATAGATACATAAAACTTTTTATTTTTGTTGATTTCTGTTTTTGCTATTCTTATGTTTTATTGATTGTTAATGTGTTTATTTGTTTTATTTTTATATTTATGCATCGGCCTTCTTCTTGGTCACGATCTTCTTCTTCTTGGTCTCATCTGCAGCTGCAGGTGCCGCTACTACAGGAGCAGGCGCAGGCGCAGGCACTGGAGCAGGCGCAGGCACTGGAGCAGGCGCAGGCACTGGAGCAGGAGGCGGTAATTCATACTCCTCATCAGAATCGTCTACAATAGCAGCACCCTCTGGGTCAATTGCATCCTCAGGAGGAGGAAG